TGTACCCAGGATTGCGCCCAACTTATCGCCAACATTTGTTGGTGGTGTTTGGGCTATGTCATGCCAAAGTCTGCGCTGACACCCACCAATTGCAGATGGCCCAATGGCTGTTTGTTGTGATCTTGCCCTGGCATTGTCATTTGCCACAAGGGTTTTAACGACCATGTTTTGTAGATCAATCACAAATTATCCTCATTCCATTGTGGGCCGCGTAAATCTTCCATCATCTTCATGTGATCAATTTCTAAGCGGGTTAATTGCTTACTAATCCTGTATAACTTCCATGCCATGCGCAACGGGTAAAGCCAATAGCCTGCAATCAGTCCTACTACAAATGTAGTAAATAACATCATGTGAGATCCATACTGGTGCGCACTGATGTTCCCACTGAGCGGGCAATGTCCACCTGCATTTTCAACCTGTTGGTGTTAGCGCGTGAGGCTAAAACTTTGGCTTGCACAATGGCAAGATCTTTATGCAATTCTTCATTTTGTACAAGCGCCAAATCTTCTCTTTCTCCTACTGTGTAGTTCTTGCCAGTGGGTGAAGATTTAGTTGCCAAAGTCATGCGAGATTTAGCCATAGAAATTTCATAATCCGCTTTAACGCTGTGATAAATGGTTTCCACCTCTACCAAAACTTTATGCGCTTCATCTACTTCTTTGGAAAGCCCGCGTAATTTTTGCTCAACCATTGCGGGAGTAATAATTTCAGACATTGCTGACCGCCTTTTGTGCTTCATAACCAGCATCAAATGCCATGCGCAAATTTACTGTGTCAATGTGCTGTTCAATTTTTTCCCACCAATTCCAAAACGCTTGCTCTTGTTCACTCATTATTTGTTTCCTCTTTGACAAGGCTAATGTTTGAATTCTCGCGTTTGTTCTGCAACACAATTACTTTGCCTGCATCTGATGACATGTTGAAAGGATCAGGCGTAAGAGCAAATCCCGCTCTGTCTAACTTCTCAGCCAAAACTTCAGGAAAAATGTCCAACTCCTGAGCCAATGCGCGGATTGCAATAATGTTGAAATGCACTGCAACCTTTAATCCGTTTGATGGTTCAAATTTATTTTCTTTGTTACTCATAGCATCATTCCTTCCTCTACTGCGCGCCAAACTATGCAGTCATTGTTGTGGTGGTTTTTTCTTGTTGTACCTGTGTCAATGATGTAACCATCTTTAACAAGCCCAATCCTGGTTGGGCGTACTGTGTTACCTTCAATCTGTAATGTTTTCTCTATTTCATAATCGGTAACACCGCGCATACCCTGGCTCAAAATGTATTCATACACTTTGCGCTTGAGTGATCCAGTTCTAGGTAAAACTTTCTCAGCCGCGGCTATTGATGTGCGTTGAGCGTTGTTTGCAATGATGACGCTGTTATCCATTGATCTGATTTTTCTTCTCAAGTATTGCATCACGCAAAGTAATGCCATTTACAGGACAATCAAGTAAATCTGCATTTAATTGCCACGCAGATTTCAATTCATCAAGATCATTTGTTGTATCAATTAAAGCCATAATTGCAACAGCGCTTGCTATTTCTTCTTGTGTGTACTCACGCTTTGCGGTAGGTGCTTTGGCTTGTGGCGCTTCAATAGTTTTTGTTTGTCGGTTGCGCACTTCTTCCATAGACGCAATACCCTTTTTTGTATCTACTGCAAGTTTTGCGACCATAGCGCGGCCCCAGGCCGCCGTTTCTGCGTTTTGTAATTCTGAGTCACGGGTGAATGGAGTTGGGCCAGGGATCGGTTCCCAGGCATAACCAACACCAGGCAACTTGTCATCAGGTGATCCATAAGCGGCGGCGCTGTAAACCATAAAAGATTTAATACTGCCATCAGGCATTTTTACTTCTGCAATGTAAGGATCTCGCCAGGGCTGTAATGCACCCGTTGGGTAAATCCCTCTGTATTCAACAATTCTTGCGGCCACATCAATGTAATCTGTTGGGCCTTTGTAACTTGCCATTTGTAACCTTCCTGTTGGGGGCTAACTAGCCCGTGTAGAGCAGATTGAACACCATGCCACCGACAAAGACAAGCACCCCGTAATTTATCGGCGTGGCGGGGCGGTGGTGGCATACTTAGGGCAGGGGGAAATTATGGCTTATACACAAATCTCAATCCGTTTGGGCGGCCTTGTCGTGGAATTAGGTAGTGAAGCAACTTACCCTGACATGGTTAGCGATTTAACCAACCGCTGTTTAACAACTTTCAAAGACGCAATGGATAAGGCAGAAGAACACGGCGTAGATGTTTCTAACATGCGCCTAATCACAACTGAGTATTCAGATGATGATGAGGATTAGTCCAACCACACTTGATACTGGGCTGTTGTTCTGCCTTTAATCGGATCTACAAAGTGCAAACGCTGTGACGGTCTGCCACTAGCGGCCATTGAGTCACGGGCATAACGGTTATCTGACTCTGTTGATCCTGTCCAATAAATGTTGTAGTGCTTTTGAATTGGCTCTTGTGCATGTCGGTGGTAATGGCCTAAGAAAATGTCGTGAAAATCGTAATCATGTGCGCCCGCTTTCCAACGGTTAGCACCTGCAATCCATGCCGCAGGGCTTGCAAATCCTGAGCGGCCTAGTTCATCACCGTGCATCAGTAGAGCGCGATAATTACCAATCTCAACTTCTTGAATGTCCTCAGGGCAATCCTCCCAAATCAAACGCTTTTCACCTGCAAGAATTTGGCGGCTCATTTCATAAACCATTCTGTCCACATTGTCAGACTTTGGAACCTCTGCGCGCTTGCCACCAATGCGCCCGTGGTTTCCCCACTCTGCAATCACTGTGACCTTTTCAAAGTTAGCCAACATAACGCGCACAAAATCTACGCAAAGCCTTGAAACCGTTGTGAACTGGCCAAACAATGAAGCGTCTATTTGCCACAACTGCGCAGGATAATTAAACAAACCTTCAACCATGTCACCGCCAAACATCACCACACATTCATTAACAGGGTGATGATGGCGTTGCAGGTCAGTTAAATGCACAACTTTTTCAGAAAATTGCATCACGCGATCACGCATGATTTCACTGTTGTAACTGGTTGTAACTTTTGCGCCTTGCCAATCTGTTGAATGGATCAGAGCCACTTCAGGATTGATTTTGCGCGTGTCTTTTTGTGGCGCAGAAACAGGTGGCACTGCACCCAATGCAATCATTGCATCATAAGCACCGCGGTGAGTTGCCTCTACTAAATCTTCACTGCGTTCTTTACTTTGCTTGAGTTGTTTTTGTAATCGCAAAATTACCTGGCGTAGTTCTTTTACATCTTGCGACTCAATGCCTTCAGGCATGTCCTGTAATCTTTTCTCAAGGCTCATTTGTAAACACAATCTCCTTGCCGTGGTGTATGTAGCCTTCTTTGTCTATCCAACTATCTTCATGTTCCAGGTTTGCTGTGATGCGCACTGACTTTGCCGCATCAAACATCAACGCAACAATGGCAGGATCAATGTCCTCAATGTCTAAGAGAGCGCCCCACATGCGGCCTATGGCTGTGAAGTTTTTGCGAGCGCTCCCGTATTCATGTTGGCGGTCATCAAGAACTTCATCTACTCTTTTGGACACCTGCAAGTACCGTATCTGTGAGTTCTGATTGTGTCTGCACTGCATTTGTAGCCATCTGCCCGCAAAGCCTGCACAATTAAATTAACAGGGTAATTTTTTTCCCATGCTTCATCTAATGTTTTTTGATCTTCTTTTCCCAAAGTATTGTAAAGCGCCTGATAAGAACAAACTCCACCAATAGGAGAACGGCCTATTGCTCGCTTACTTAGTATTTCGCTAAACGCATTATCTAGTGTCATGTCTTGCCTCCCTACATAAAGCGTACCGCAAAGTAAAAAGCCCCGCGTTAGCGGGGCCGTTTACTTACTTAGTTTTCTTTTTGGGCGCGGCTTTCTTTGTGTCTGCCTTTGCCAACTTGTTTAGTTCAACGGTCACTACATCTGCCACCAAACCAAACGCAGGATCTTTACTGTTCAAAGCGCGTAGCGCAGGGCCAGCAATTGCAATCAGACCAGCAATGACCAAATCCTTTGTATCACGCGCACCAATGCTGTACGCAGTTGCAATAGCAACAATAAAACTGCGAGCATAAGAGGCAACAAGTGCCTGCAATTTCTTATCCATTTTTACTCCTTTGGGCGGGCTACCGCCATGATTGTTTTGTAGTCGCGCTTCTTGAGGTAATAGCCATCACCATTTGACTGGCTTCCTGCCTTACCGCTTGAGGTGTTACCCTCATAAACATACATGTATTTCAGGGTTGTGTTGTGGCCTTTAATGATGCCCACATGATCGGGTTGGGCATCTTCATCAAACTGAAAGAAAACAAGATCTCCTGCCTGAGCCTGTCCGATAGGTACAAGTTGGTTGTTCTTTGTCAGGTATTTTAACCACGCATCACAAGAAGCAAAGCCTTTATTTGTGTTGGCTACTGTTCCAATTGCGCCAGCATCAAAGTACATCTTTGAAGCAGACATAGCGCACCAGGGCTGATTGTTAAGCCCAAACCACTTACCAAATGTAGTGTCATTGTTTGCGCTTTCTGTGTAGTTCAATGAAGCCGCGCACAACTCCATTAACTTCTTTACATCAATTGCCATCTAATGCCTTTCCTCTAGCCTTCTTATCTACCTGCGCAAAAGCCGCATTGATTTCTGCGTTAGATAATTTACCATCATCAAGATAACCACGGGCAAGAGCCTCAATTACTGAAGTCACCCCTAAACCACCCGCAAGCAAAATTGATTGAAGCGTTCCCATGCCAACAAGAGTTCCCATGCCGACTACTGACAAACCTGATGCGGCAAATACTGCGGCAATGCGCATAATTACATTGACAAACTTATCCATGTATTTGAAGTTTCAACAAAGCCACATCTGTTTTAATGTCAGATTGATTGGCTACCAAAGAGTTAATTTGATCTTTCATAGATTGACCACCGTTTTCATACACCTGGTACTCAATGCGGGCTAGGCGCTTGTCTTGATCAGTCAATCTTAAATCAAGTTTGCGCCAAATCTTAAAGCCGCCTAAAGGCAAGCCAACGCAGATTGCTATGAGTTGGGCAATGGCCAATGAGGTATCTAATGAAATTTTCACGGCAAAAGTTTACCTAATTATGTCCAATTAAGTATGCGGATTGTTCCGTTCTTATCAACTATCTTTGCCTGGTTAGTTGTAATGTTTAGCCACGCATCACCAATGCGCGGGTAAGTTGGATCTGTAGTTACATTAGGAAATGTAAATCGCGTGGCTGTTTCTAATTTATTCAAGCGCGTGTTAATGTCGCTAAACATTCTGTATAAATCTAAAGGTTGATTTAAGTATGGCATTACGCTTCTCCCGCTCCTTGTGCAAGAGTTAAGGTTACGCGCTCAGGGCCATCTTCACCTGGTTGAACTGTTGAACCAACAATGCGGTAAATCTGATCTAGCGTATTTGGAAAACGGCTATCTGTAATGACAATACGCGCATCATCTCCCACTTCATAAGTTCCATAAACAGGATCTACATAAGCAGGAACTACCACTTTAAGAACCACTGGCGGGTAAGAGGTAGCAAGTGCTTGAGCGGTGGCTAATTGTTGTAAAAATGTTGTATCTGTAATTTCGGAATAGTTATGCGTGGTTTCAAGTAACGCCCAACCTTCAGTAAGTTTTGTTATGTCCTGACCTGTGGCAATTAACTTACCTTCATTAGATCCAGCACCTAGCGCATACACGGTATTGGCTACGGCTGAACCATCTTCAGGGTATTCATACTCAACCATGTTGCCCGCAGGAAAT